CTCGTGACTTCCGCTGCGTGCCCGAGATGTGCAGGGAACTCCCGACGGAAGCGGACAATACTAACGTCCTCTCCATCAAAGAATTCCTTGCCACAAGACTCTCTGAACCTCCCGGTCCAGAAAGACTTGTCGACGTTAACTTTAGCACCAAAATGCTCAAGCACGTCCACAACTCGATGTACGTATTCTTTGGGGACAATGATGTCGTCTCCAAAGATCCGCACGCGATGACGAAATCTACGAATGAGATCGTCATCCACCGGAGTGTTGAGCTCCTGACTAATCGCAATGAAGCAACAGGTAAGAAATACCATTGCTTCAATCGGAAAAGTCAGGGCTGAACCCATCGACGCAAATTTGGCAAGGCGAATAACTCCCTTGTCAAACTGAGTCAGATCGGCCTTACGTGATCTGCAAGCGTCAACTGCCCAATGCAAATGCGGGTAGTTTGACAGCATTTCACGGACGATCTGGTTTGAGACACGATCGGACGCTTCACTCAAATCGAGTGTTGCGAGGTTCCCAGTACGGGAACCTTTCTTAGCCAAACGCTGATTAGGCGTTTGATCCAAGAATCCTATCATAGGGCGGAGGGTGTCACTCCTCTGTACCCTATCATAGATCAAAAGCTGAAGGCCCCCCTGCATATATTGCATATGCGTGGGTTCCTTAGCAATGATCCGCGGTGTCTTGAGCGTCTTAGGAACTGCGATAACCTCTACAGGTATCTCAGCTCCAGGTTCGAGGATGTCCACGTCCAACTCATCCACGAAGGATGAATTTGCAGCGAGGAACTCTCCTGACGGAAAGATTTCCTCCAGACGTGTGGTCCAGGTGCGAAGTCGATACTTCGAGTTTCCTCGAAGTTTATCGGCTGTTGCACCCGGTCCGTGCTTCGGGACAACGGTGCGATCAAACACCTCCTGATCCAATTGTAGGAACAGGTCCCGAAACAGGGCCGAGGAAACCGATCGAAACAGATGTCTATCTGAATTAGATAGACTTCTATCAGTTTCCCTGACATCCTGCTCACACTCGAGATACCCTTCTATCGCTCCTCTAACGCGCTCTTCCGAGCACGGGACAAGGATCTTCCCAAACATCAACGTAAGTTGACGAATGGAAAGAATAGCATCGATATTGGGGTTCTCAAGCAACACACCAGTGTTGCGGTCGAACACAGACTCCAGGAAACCTCCGAGAAATCGGGGGAGACCTGCCTTCCAAGTAAAACCTTGGAAGAGATTGCGAGTCACTTTGCCTTGGTCAAGACTTTTTTCGAAGTCCTTTCCAAAGCGAGGTAGAGTTATCG